CCTCAGCCCCGCACGACTATCGAAGAGTTAGAGCGGCCACGACAGGTCAACGTAGATCCACCCGTTGAGCGGCCACACGATAGATCCCGTGTCGAGTTTCGCCCAGAGTGACTGATCGTTCTTTACCGTGATTGACGGGTGCGCAATGATCGTCGGATTACCGGACCCGTCAAGGCCTGATGTCAGGTTCACCACCGCATCGGCGGGCTGACCACTCGGCGGGACCATCGACGTCGGCAGGAACGTCGTCATCACCCGCAGCCAGGAACCCGTCAGTGTCGGACCCGTACCGCCAGTGGATCGCGTAATCCGGCCCGTCAACTGTGCCCGTGAACCCGTCGTGCTGGTGATCTTCGTGAGGCTGCCCGTAAACGAGTAACCAGACTCCGGGGTGAAACTGATGTTCTCGGTCGGGGTGATCCACGCCGTGCCGTTGTACGTGTAGAGCGGGCGGCCGGCAAGGTCACGCCGCTGCACCACCAACCCGTTATAGGTGGACAGGGACTCCATCTCATACTGCGAGTACACCGGCAAAGGCGCACCAGCCGCAGCGAACCGGGCCGGATTCACCAACACGATCGGCGAACCACCACCAGCCGCAGGGACCGTGATATCAGCGACCAGGAAAGCGCGGGCCGGAAGATCAGGCGCACCCGAACCCGGCGTCCCTGCCTGATACACAACCTCAGCAGACACCGCGCCAGAACCGTCACCCGACGTTGAATCATTGACCTGGATCCAGACCCGGTCCTGGCGCTGTATCGCCGAATCCGCCGGCGTCATAGAGCCGGTCACGTTCGCGTCCGTAGCCCAGCCATACATGCCCTGATGTGTTGCCGCGCCCGGGTCGATCATCGCCGAACACGGCTTCAGAGTCCATGTGGTAGACGTCGCCGTGAACACGTCCGGGGCCGTATCAACACGGAACCCCGAACGCCCGCCAAGGGGACGGTTAGCGCCGCCGCCATACTGTGCCGCGTGACCCTGCCGCCAACGCTGCGCCGAAAGCTCAACACCAGAAGGGGCTATAAAAATAATCGTCATTTCAACTCCAGCTAGGCTTAGTGGTTACGGACAGCGAGGCCGTTGAGGAATAGTTCTGAGCCGAGAACGAAATATCGTTATCGCCGGGGTCGAGGGAGAACCAGCCGCGGGACGTGACATAACCGGACCTAGCCGACTGGCCCTGCGCGAGGACTTCACGCCGGTCCATATCAACCGTCACGAACTCGCCCGCACCCAACTCCAGCGCCGTAGCAAACGACACCGCCTGCCGCTTACCGATATGCGTAATAGTCCAACCACCAGCAGGAATCGGCCCGTCAATCCGCAACCACACCGGGGCCTGCGTGTTGCCCGGATTGTTGATCGTCACCACACCAGTCCCCGAAACGTCCGTGAACATGATCGGGAACGTGACAGGGAACGCCAACCCGCCCTCACTGAATGGGAGCCGGGTTGAGGCCGTGATGAGGTCGCCGAACTTACGCGGATCCTTGGCGGTGACCAGGATCGAATACTCGGCCAGCTTGTCCGAATGCCACGTCGGGATAACCTCACCCTGACGCCGGACAGTCGCGTTACGGATCCGCCCCGACTCAAGCACCAGAATCTCGAACGGCTCCAACGACACCGCTGCGTTCAACCGGTCGAACGCCGCCTCAATCGCAGCCGTATCCTGGCCGTGAATCAGGCCGCCCATTGTCAACACCCGCGCCGTCAGAAACGACTCAGACTCAGTCGCACCATGACCGCGGGCCTTCTGCGTGAGTTGCAGTGTTGGCGACGGCGAACCATCCCAACCCTCAAAAGTAGTAAGCGACCAACGCACCCCGTACGCATCCGTCTGCCCCAAGATAAACGACTCATTGAGAGCAACCTGACGGCCGCTCCCACCCGTCGTAAACCCCGGGTAGAGGGATGGGCTGGGATACGTTACAGGACTCGGATAAGGCATCCCAGCCTCCTTCTATTAGGCACTGAGGCTCTGCTGCCTGCGGGCTACTTCATACGCCGTTACCCGCGCATCTGACTGCTCGCTGATGTTCCAGTTGTTTGTCACCGAACCGGGCGCGCCGGACGCCGACCGCGTCGGACCATAGCCGAGATCCCGTGCGGAATACTCATGCCTGCCGCCACCCGCGTAACCCGGCAGCTTCGGGAACGTGCCCGCGTTGATAGCTGCTAGTTCGCGGTTGTAGCGGTCACTGGACCCGCGGTTGATGATCCACTCACCAGCATCCACACGCGCCATAGGGACACCCGCCGAACTGATCCCAAGGAACCCGTCACGCGTATCCGTACCAGGCCCCGACGTCGGCAGTTGCCCGCCGTCCGCAAAGCCTGGGAGACGCCCGCCGGTCTGGTAGGCCTGCGCCTTCGTACTCATGCCAGCGTCTCCGGCACGGTCACGAATAGCCGTGCCCGACTCGGTGTACTGCACATGGATCCCAACCGTCTTACTCGTGGGAATCTGCTCTACGGCAGTCTTTGTGGCCTCGGCCGTGCGTTTCGCCTCGTCAGACATCCATGAGGAAATAGAAACGCCATCGGGCACGCCAAGCACCTTTCGTGCTAGCGTCTCAGCCTCCGCGCCAGTCAGCCCGAAGCGCGTACCAGCCGCCACCAGGTCGTCATAGGTGCCCTGAAGCTTGCCCTGAATGACGTCCTGACCTTCGCCGGACTTCGCCATAGCCTGAGCCGACGCGAGGCCGGCGCTTGCGATGCCGTCGAACGCCGCCTGATTAGCGCGTCCCTTCTCGGTAGAGATATCAAGCGTCGTGCCGTTCTTGGTTATCGACTCCGTGAGAGTGTCGAGCGCGGCCTCGTAGTTACGGGCAGCATCTCGGGTGCTGAGCTGCAAGAGCCCAGCCCGGCCGAGCGCTTCCATGAACTTGTCAAGGTCGGTCACTGAACCATCAGCGGCGACACCAACATCTTCGAGCGCCTTCTCGATCTCCTCAGCCTGCTCGGCCGCGACCTCAGATGCGTCGCCAGCAGCCTTAATACCGGCCGCAGCCTTATCGCCGCCCTCGCCCGCACCCTTAGCGTCAGCCTCAGCCTTCTTCAGAGCGTCTGCGTATTGCGGGAACTTCTTTACAAGCTCCTCAACACTGACGCCCTGATCTTCGGCAGCCTTCTTGATCTTCTCGAAAGACTTGGCAGCGTCGTCAGACTTACCGCCGGATACAAGCTCAGCCAACCCGGCATCGAGCCGCTCGAATTGCTCGCCGAGGATCTGAGATGAACCCTTGACGCCCGTCATACTGTTCACGAGGCCTTCGCCCCAGTCGTTGAACTGCTGCGCTCCGTCCCGGTTGAACGTCCGGTTGATAGCGGACTCTAGATCCGTGACGGTGTTTATCAGGTCGCCGCCATCGCGGTCCTTGAATAGTCCATCCAGGGCGTTCGCCGCACCCGGAGCATTGGAGGTTACGTCCGCCAGCGCGAGGGATACCTTGCCCATGCCCGTGTCGATCTTGGACATGTAGTCAGCTTCGGCGAGCTTCGCGAATACGAGCGTCACCGTCGCGAGCGCACCAGCCAGCCCGGCAGCTTTACCCACCTTGCCGAGCGCGGTCGCAGCCTTGCTGCCAGCCGGCGCCAAGGTGTTGAACGCCTGCACCGAATCGAGGATCTTGGGTGTCAGCGTAAGGAACGCGCCAGCGCCAAGCGCCGCAACACCGACCACGCCACCAAGTACCGACAGGACGCCCTTCACTGGCTCTGGGAGTGAACCAAAAGCACCAGCCATACCCGCAACCGACTCGGCAACCCCGGCGATCAGAGGGAGCAGTACAGCGCCCGCCTCGATCGCGGCGTCCTTGATGTTATTCCAAGCTACCTTGACCTTGGACTCGGTCGTCTCGTACCGCTTAGCGGCTTCCTCGGCCAGCGCCGAGTTAGACTGCCACGCCGAATCGCCCAGCTTCAGTGAGTCCGTCAGCAGATCCCCGGCGCCCGCAAGACGCAGGATAACGCCCGTCTCTTCCGTGCCCTTGATGCCAAGATCGGACATCGTTGAAATGACGTCGCCGCCCGAAGCCTTGACGTTATTCAGGCCCTTCACAACAGCATCAACAGCACGCACCGGGTCAGTCTCGAAAGCGGTTGCGAAATCCTTAGACGAAACACCGGCAACCTTCGCCAGGTTATCCAGCCCTTCGCCGCCCGCTTTCACATCGCCGTACATGCGCTGCATGACACGGGAGATAACGCCGCCGCCGAGTTCCGCCTCGATACCCACGGAAGCCATAGCGTTCGACAGGGCCAGCACGTCAGACTCGGAAGCGCCAACAAGCTTCGCCGCGCCCGCGATCCGCTTAGCCATACTCAGGATCTCAGCCTCAGTCGAAGCACCCGCGTTACCGAGGGCAACGAGGGTAGCGCCGAAACGCTCAACACCCTTAGATCCGTCGCGCTCCATCGTGCCCATGACGTTGCTAATCTGGGCGATAGCCGTTGCCGCTTCGTCTGCGGAAAGGTTCGTGGTCTCGCCGAGGTCGATCATGGTTTTGGTGAACCCGACAACATCCTCACGCTTCACACCGAGCTGGCCCGCAGCCTCAGCAACAGCCGCGATTTCCTCATGCGTTGATGGGAGAGTCTTAGCAAGCCCACGCAAGGACGCCTCAAGCTCATCCATCTGCGCCGGGGAGCCGTCAACCGTCTTAGTGACGCCAGCCCACGCGGATTCCCAATCCATCGCAGCTTTGCCGGCCAGCGCGAGCCCACCGACAGCGGCCGTACCGAAGCCCAGCATGGTCGTACCGGCGGTATCCCACGCCTCGCGGTTCTTATTCGCAGACTGGACCAGCTTGCCAAGGTACGTATCCGCCGCCTTGGATGACTCCTCGCTCGCCTGAGAAACCTTCTTAGTGGACGCCGCAGCCTCAGCCATCGCCTGCTTGAAGCCCTGGATCTCGGCCGAGAATTTGACGGATACGCGACGCTCAGCCATGGAACCTCCACTGTTTAATTTTGCTGGGATGCCGTACACTCGCGGGCATGACTACTTCGGGGGATACTCACAAACGGCGCGGCGCCAACATCATGAAAACCGGCGCGGGCATGCTCGTGTTCGGCGTCATCATCGCCATAGCCACAGCCGGGGAGAACGGCAACACGGGCCTTAGCAGCTTCGCGTCAGTCGTCGCCCTTGCCGGTTTCGTCGTGGCGATTGTCGGCCTTGGTAAGTGGCGCGAACGTCCTGCGGGTGATTAGTTCCTCATCAATCTCTGCCGCGTAGAACCGCTGGCCCGGTTCGGGTTTAAAACCCTTCTGCCCAGTATGTTCCTCGATGGCAGCCTGCGCATGGCATGTGATGTCCGCGGCCTCATACAGGCCCGCGTTATCCGGGTGCCTGCACTCAAACTTAGGCCGCCCACAATCGCACATGCCCTCAACGTAGAGCGTGTAAGCGAACTCCAACAACCTGTCCTTCGACTCAGGCAACGGCCCGAGATACGCTGATGGCGGGCGCTGGAACCGCTCAGCCGTCTTTAGTGCCGCAACTACTCGCCACCATCGTCCGGAGTAGAGCGCTTCGGCAAAAAATCGGCGCTCACGGTGGGGATCTCAGTGGACGCCTGGTGGTATGCGATGGGGATCTGACTGAACTGCGCCTCGCCGATCTTGCCCGCGAGTCGCTTGAGCTGCGCGGCTGTGATCTTCGGGGACGTGATCGCATCAGCGATCACAATGTAACCGAGTTCGGTAGGGGTCAGGCCGGGGTTGTCGTCAGCGATCTTCCGCTTCTCATCCTCGTCATGACCCCGCACCCGGAACGTCAACGCCGAGTCGTGGAACTGCTGCGCGATCCGCTGATACTCGGCACGGAGCTTGCCGACTCCGCCGCCCATACTGGGGCCGTCAACATCCTCAGTCTCGTCCGCTGCGAGGATCTTAGCCTCAAGCGCGTCAAGGTCGGCTATTAGTGCGGGCTTCTGGTAGACGGTCACTGCACGCTGCGGCCGCTCCGCATCATCCAGCCAGGCATCAAAATCAAAATCTTGGGGGGTAGTCATGGTTAGCCCTCCACTGGAATGTAGATCGAGTGCTTCAGGAACGTCTCGCCGATCTTGTCAGCTTCCTTCGCCCCATATTCATTGATGTAGAAAACGGTGGCGAAGATGCCGTCAGCCCTGAAGGCCAGTTCGGTAATCGCGTGGGGGTCAATGCCCGTCGCCGCGATAAGCGAGGTATACGCCTCTCGGGTGATCGACTCCGGCACACCGGGAATAACTTTGCTCATTGGATAGGCTCCATTTCTAGGGGGATAGGCTCGGGTGGAAGAGGTTGGCGGCGCGGAGCCTAACACGCGCCGCCAACCGGTCTAACTAGACGCCCGCGGCTACCTCGATGAACGGGAATCCGCGCTGAACCTCAGCGCCGACACGGTACTTGATGAAGCCCGAACCGTCCGTGCGCTGCGGGGTGTCCGTGATGAACTCAGCACCGAGATAAATCTCGTCAGCGGCAGCCCAAGCAGCCGTCGCTTCCTTGTCCATCTGCCGGGCGTAACCGTAAAGGGTCGTGCCCTTTTCCTTCAGCGCAGCCCAACCGGTTTCGTTGGCGTCATCGAACCCGCCAGCCGTGAGGAACTTCCGCCAAAGGGTCAGCCCCGCAGCGTAGTTGCTCGCGCCGATCGCGTTCGCGTTACCCTCATCGCACAGGGCCTTCTCAGCGACACGGTCAGAATCCGTGGCGCCCCAAGTGAAGTCGCTCGACAGGATGTCGCACGACAGGTCGATGCCGGCGTTCAACTCGGTCGCCGTAGGGGCAGCCGGGTTAGCCGGGGCGGTGGTCAGGATCGTGAATTTCGTTTTGCCATCGGCAAGCACGCGAGCCATTTAGGCCTCCTTCGTTTCCGGCGAGGCCGGCTTGGTGGTTTCGGCCTTAGCCGCTTCCCGCGCCTTCTGGCTGGGAGTCTTTGTCAGATCGTTGAACGGGGCGTCCTTGCGGTCCAGCCATGCGGCAGGCACCGTCTGCTTCGCCCCGGTCGTCTTGGAGTAGGCGTCAATGAACTCAGTCATCGGGCTTCCTTTCAGGTTCGTTCGGATGTCAGCGCGAACTCGTCCACCGCATAGAGTGGGTGAGTGCCGCTGCCTGGTATGGTCACGTCCCGGTCAACTTGGACGTCCATGAGGGTTGATTGCCGGAGCGGGTTAGTCCGCCAGCCAGTCACGGCCGGTGTTTTGCGGTTCAGTGCGGCCCGGACGTTGCGCGCCACGATCAGCACGGAATCACCAGTGAGGCCCGCATACGTTGCTCGGACCCGCAGCGATAACACGTCCGCGACATCATCCAAAGACTCGCCATCAGGGCCGCCGCTCGACTCGTCGCCAAGGTCGCCCCAAATCACCACATACGGGTAACTGGGAGCCTCCGGAACGCCCCACGCATAAACCCGCACAGTGGACGGGATAAGCGCTCTCACGGCGTCGTAGTGCTCCCGGATCACAGCAGCCCCTCCGTCGCCTTGAATGCGTACTCGTAGAAGTTCGGCGCCTCTTCCAACATCGCGTCCTCAGGGTTACGGACAGTCCCACCACCGGGGCGCGACGTACCGAAGTACGCGATGCCAGCGAGGGAAGCAGAGCCGCCGCCACTAGGGCCGATCTCAGCCTCAATCACGTCGCCACTGACCTTGAGGTCGTAGTCGATAGTCGGCGCGATCTGCTCAAATGCCCGCGAACTTCGCGCATCTCTACGCATAGCCTTCTTGGTGTTGACCGCCGCCTTAGCGACGACGCCGCGCACCTTCGGAACCATTGCCGCAGGAATCTTGCCAAGGTCCCTCGCGAGCCGGTCAAGGTCTGACGTGTCCGCGCTCATAGGATCTT